GGTGATGGCGAAAAATGCCAGATAGGGGTCATGCGAGCGGAACGAATGCATCCAACGCCCCACGCAGGTGCTCAGGCAGATCCGCGCGCATATCTGCCGCCATTGCCGCCAAGTTGCTAGCCAAGTCAGGCGCATCCGTAACGCCATCAGTCGGCTTGTATCCCATGTAACCAGCCACAAGCACGTGCACGGGTGGATGATGCCGCCAGTAGTCCGTCATATGGCCCACCATCACCATGTCCCAGTCACGCCGCAGCGTGACCGGGCTTTGACCTGTACTGGCGATCAAGTGAGCGTAGAGCTGGCCCCAGTCGAAGGGGCCTGGTCTTCCCCCGGCGCAGGCTCCGTCACTTCCAACCCAGAAGCGCCCATCACGGCTTCGAGTGCGGCGCGGAAGTTGCGCAGATCAAGCAGCCCTGATACTTCCTGACGATCCATGTCAGGGTAGTTTCGACGGAGCGCGGCGTGAGTGGCATCGATCACCGTGGCAATCGCGTCCTTATCCATGTTTCCGGCCATGACACGGTTGATCCGCTCCAGCAACTGCTCCAGATCGCCCAACGCCAATGGCGGAATAATCAGCGTCTTACCAGGGAACTGGAAGTCCACACCGGGGATATTGACGGTCATTCGCTAGAACTCCAGTAAGCGACTTCGCCGAACTCATCCGCGTAGCCGGTGAATTCAAAGTCAGGGATGGTGTAGTCGTCCTGTTTAGTTGAAAGACTCAACTTGTTGCTGACGAAGTTGGGCACGCGGACGTAGATCGACTTGCCTTTGTATTTCAAGTACAGCTCACCTTGGAACACCGGCATATCACCCATCGGCAGGTTGCGCACCGAAAGGCTCTTGCCGGTGGCAACTGAATAGCGGTAGTCGATAAACACCGAGACGCCTTCGTCAGCAACAGCAAAGGCATATTCACCGGTACCGGAGTTGAAGGTGTATTCCCCCTTCGCCGGCGCCGTCAGCACACGGGCAAAGGGCACTGCACCTCCCCCACGAACGCCAAGATCACCCGCAAGAAGGCCTGCACCAGGTGCAGTGACGATAATCTTGCCACCCACGGGGATTTCCTGCGGTGTGGTTGCATGGTGCACCAGCACCTGGCCGGGCTGCAGTGTCTGACCAAACACAAGGGCATTCATCTGCGACAAACTGATCTGGGCGGCCTTGGCCTTGCCCGACAGCTTGCCTTGACCACGCGCCGCATCCACGGCGAACTGCTCGCTACCGAACAACTCCTTTGAGTCGTAGGACAGATCAACCGATGCCTCCTGCATGATGCCCAGTAGGATCGGGGTGGGTGACGCCAGGGCGTTGCCATAGGCGTCCATCAGCGGGGTGGCGTAAAACAACCCACTGCCGAATGCAATTTGCATAATTTATTCCTCAGTAAAAGGTGGGGCTGGTGGTCAAGTCGTCGGTGTTGCACAGGTAGGTAAAGCGGTAGCGGACCAGGCAGTTGCCGGCTGTGTTGTCGCCCTCGTCCTCGATCCAGTCGATGTAAAAGCGCTGTACCCGGTCCGCTTCAGGAAAGGCATCCTCGGTGGTCAGCACAGCGTGCACGGCGACCTTTACGAGGTCAGCCACCTGGTCCCAGGCGTCTCCAGTGACAGTGTCTTCCCGGGCGATGATTTCCACCGTCAGTTCGAATTGGTTGCGGTCCACGGCAAAGCTTTCTCGCTCAGTGGTTTCGAGGCTGGGCCGCAGTACGAGCGCCGGTGTCATGTCACGTGTGATCGCCTCGGTACGGCTGCGAAACACACGGTCAGCCACCGGCGTATCGGCAGCCAGGATTAGCGCCTGCGCCTTTGCGACGATGCGTTCTTGGATCGAAGGCATGGGTTAAACCTTGGTGAGTGAGGCCAGGCTGAAGGCGCCGTCATCGATCATCCGGCAGTCACGCACCCGGTAGGACACGCCACCTACGGTGATCAGCTTGGGATTTTTGATACCGAGGCGTTCAGCGTCCGAGGTAATAACAAGGATCTCGTAGCCGGTGGACTGGCTGTTGGTGCCGCCCATGCCATGGATCTCATCAGGCATGTCGCGGGCCGCTAAAAACGGCTCACCATCAACCACCCCGCCGACGTCGAAGTCCTCAAGGAAGCCCCTGAGGTCTTCGTCAAGCATCGGGGCTCACCTTCGACTTGCGTCCACCATCACCAGCCGGTGCCGGCGATGGACCGTGCACCACGACTTCCAGCTGGTGACGAAAGCGATCTGCGACATCGTCCGGCAACTCGACTACGCCACCTTGACCCACCAGGCTGTTGTCTGACCGGCGGAACGACCCTGACAGGACCGTATAGGTTTTATTCGGCATCGCTGGCCCCTCCTGCCTTGTCCACTTTCACAAGCCGCTGCTCCAGCGCCTTGTCCGGCTCACCAGGGATAACGATCACCTCCCCGACTTTGAACTGGACAGGCTCCAGAATGGTGTAGCGCCCCTTTTTCTTTTCGTCCGGCTCCAGGCAGTGCTGTCGTGCGCTGGCCTGGGCGGCTGTCAAGATCAACTCCCCGCCGTAAAGGGTGATGGTCTCTTTAACGCGGTATTTCGGCATATCAGTGTCCTCGGTGAGGTGGCAGGCCGACCGGCTTATGCCACCAGCTGGTTAAGGACGGCGTACTGCCAGCGACCAAAACCGGCGTTGCGCCAGGTGTCGACACCGTACTGGTGAGCGTCGTTGTCAAACTCGTATTCCGAGCCTTCCGCTTTCGCCTTCATGGCAACGTCGGTTTCCTGCTGACGGATGAATGCCTTTAGGCGGCCATCTGTACGCAGGGTCACGAACTTGTCCTGCCAGGCATTGAGTCGCACGTTGCCCACCACCCGAACCACAACGTTGTCGGGCATGACAATCTCGTTGATGTTGGTGCCGCGCGGAACGCTCAACGCTGACTGAGCAACGCTCAACAGGTTGAACGGCACCATCACCAGGAATTCGCGGGCCAGTTCGTTGATGGGTTCGCCCTGATCATCCTTGAGACTGGTCAATTGGGTAACGGACCGAGCAACTGCCTGCTGAAACTCCTCAACACTCGGACGAGTCGGCGTGCCATGAACAGTCGCGGCAAGTTCCGAAAGCTTGGTTGTGATTTTGTTCGACTGCACCCCGCTCTGACCTTCTTCGTGGTCGGTGTCGAAGAAATACTGGCCGTCGTAGCAGACCTGGGTTTCGCCATTGAGCAACAGTACCGAGAGTAGTCTGGCCCAGTGGGCATTCGTGCGGTCGGCCAATTCACCGAGGCGAATCCGCAGCTGCCCGGTTTTGTCTCGGCGCAGCTCCTTGACCAGAACCTCAATGGTTGCTTCAAAGTGCAGGTTTTCGATTTCGAGTTCAGCGCCGATGAAGCCCTTGGCATGACGGCCACCGATCCACTCACGCAGCGTTGGCACCATGCCAATCCACGGGTAGGTTTCTTTTGCCTGGTCAGAATCGAACAGGTTGGACACGGCGTCGATCCAGTTCGACCCCACATTCTGTTCGAGCATTTCGTAAAACATGCCGATGACGGCACGGCTGGAAAGTACTTCAGCACCCATGGGTGATTCTCCTGAAGAAGGATACGGTCAAAAAACGGGGGTGAGTGTTGCGTTAAGGCGCGACGGGTACTGGTTGGGCGGCGAACTTGACGATGCCGACGCCAGAGCGGACAAAACGGTGAACATGGCCAACCAGGCTATTCCCGGCTGCGGTCAGCAGGAACGCGCCGCTGTCGCTGGCGTAGACCTGCTTGCCGATATCGGCAAGTGCCAGGGCAGCCACAGGCAGTTCGATCTTGCCTTCTTCGCGAAGACGGACCCGCGCGGCCGCAGCGGCGCCAGTGCGGTTGTCGACGCCGCGATCAGCGAAACCGACAAACAGGTCACCCGCCGCCAAAGGGCGAGCAAGGCCACTAGCAGCGATGATGCCAACGGCCGAGCCTTCGAAGATCTGCACACCGGCGGCAACCGACAAGTCGTTGATGGTGCCGATCTCGTAAGCGCGGGGGGTATCGAGTGTAAGAGGCATGGGATTCTCCAGAGCCAGGGTTTAAGGGACGGACCAGGGGCTTACTTTTTCAGAACCTTGACCAAACCACGGTCGGTGGCCTTGCGGTAACCGTGATAGGCCTCGAAAGTGCCAAACTCGGCGCGCAGATCCTTGTCACCGTCCCAGGTCGCTTTGGCGCGCTCTTCCAGGGGCGCCTCCGGATCCTCTTCGGCGGCAACTGGTGCAACCGGTGGAGTGAGTGCGTTGGGTACCGGCGCAGGGGCCTGGCTGCGGATGTCGGCAAGAGCAGTGGCGCGCTTGGACTTTTCGGCGCCAATCACCTGTGCAGCCGCTTCAGCGCCGCTGGTTTTGCCATCAAACTTGAGACTGGCGATCAGCTCTTCATGCCCGGGCAACGCGGCCGCCTCGACTGCCTTGATGCGATCGCACTCGGCGCGAGCGCCAGCTGCATGTGCGTCATGCTCCAGGCTGGCAAGCAATTCCGCGTGATTCGCGGCCAGATATTCACGGGTGATGGCCGGCTTGTCGGTGGTTGGAGCTGATACGGTGCTGCTGTTTGGTGCGGACATGGATCGATCTCCAGAGGGACTGCCGTTGAATTCGGCGATAAGGTTTTCAAGGGTGGATTCACGGTCGGCCATGCCCAATGCCACGGCATCCGAGCCAATCCGCATGTCGCCCTGGCCGAAGTCCGCCAGGACGGTTTCAACACTGAGGCCGCGATAGTTGGCAACGTCCTCGACAAAGATGTCGGTCAATCGGTCAACGTGCGCCTGTGCAACAGCGCGGCCAGATTCGGTACCGAAGTCAGGCCGCTTTTTCGGACTCTGGCTGCTGACGATCTCGAAACTGCCGTCGTCTTCGCTTTTACGCACCGTCAACACCGTGCCAATGGAGCCAACGGCGCCGGTGCGGCCCATGACAATTTCATGTGCCGCTGCCGCCATCCAATAGCCTGCGCTGGCTGCGTTGCCGGATACGTAGGCCACCACCTGCTTGGGAGAAGCACGGATCATCTGAGCGAACTCAGCGATACCACTGGCAATGCCGCCCGGTGTATCCATCACTAGGATGATGGTGTCTGTTCGCGGATCATCGACGGCGGCGGTGAACTCTTTCGCCAGAACATCCAGTGAGGTCGCACCGGACAACGCCGTAAACAAGTTGGCATAGCGAAACACCGGGCCAGTGACGGGCAACAAGGCAACGTTGCCACGTTGAGTCACTGCACGGCTGTTCTGCAGGGGCTTGCCTTGCCGGGCTTCCAAGGCCTCGGGCCCTTCATGTTCCCGACGGGCAATGGCGGTGATGGTCTGGAGCATGTCCGGAGTGATGGCCCAGGGCTCGCGTGAGACCAGGTCGAACGCCGTCACCCGGTGCACGGGTGCATCGGTTGGGTTGTCGCTCATAGTTAGGTCCGTTCAGGTAGGTCGGGATTGGCCGGCAGCTCATTGTCCGGGCGGGCCGTCGGCGAAGCTGAAAGCCCGTCATCGCGCCGACGCTTCACTTCCAGGGCGCGCTGTTCGTGGTTTTCCTCCCAGTCACTGCCGTCGTAGAGCATGGATTCCTTCGCCAACGTACTGACACCGATATCGATCCGCTTCTCGGCGGCGTTGATATCCTTCAGCGGGTCTACGGTGCCAGGACCATCGCCTACCCACAGCGAACCGCAGTAGGCATAGCGCAGTAGCGGGTGATCGAAAAACCCGGGGGCCTCGATATCACCCTGCGCAATGGCCTCTTCAAGCCAATGCTCGTACACCGGCTGGCAGAAGTGTGAGCCCAGGAAGTCGCGGCAACCGCGAACGAATTGCCACGCCTCCATGACTGCCGCACGCGCGGCGGTGTAGCTGGCCGTGAAGTGCTTGATCAGCACCTCATAGGGCAACTCCAGGGCCATGCCGATCTGGCGCAGCATCGCCAACACGAACGGGTCAAACGCCATGTTCGGCCGACCTGGAGCCGCAGTATCAATTGACGCGCCGTCGTCCAGCTCGGCGACAATGCCGCCGCTGAGCGAACCGTCCCAGCCACCCTGCTCCCGTCCTGCTGGCCGGTCGCCGCCGACGGGCGTGTTGCCGGTAGCAGCAGATGCCAGTGGGCTTAGGCTCCCGCCTGTCCCCGGCTTGATGAATACAGCGAAGAACGCCGACACCACCGCAGCTTCCAACTCGGCATCGGTGTAGCGGTCCAATTGCTTGAGCTTTTCGATCACCGGCGCCAGGTACGGCACACCGCGTGGCTGGCCCACTCGCCGGCGGCGGTACACGTGCAACAGCACCCGACCGCCGCGCTCGTTGAAGAACGGACGCTCATCCCATTCCCGTTCTTTAACGCCCAGCGCACCAGGGTGGCTGCGCAGGATGTGAGCCTTGATCGGAGCGCCGTCGGCGTCACGTTCGATACCAGCGGTGAGGATTTCCGTATCGGCTCTGCCCGACGGGTTGCAGATTCGGTCGGCTTCAATGAGCTGGATACACGCCGAGTAGTGATGACCAGGGCGCTCCTTGTGGGTCAACAGCGGAAACACATCACCGCTACTCAGCACCGAACGCCACGTCAGATCCTGCAAACCATAGAAGTTTTGCTCGCGGGTAATGTCGCAGCAGGTCGTTTCCGCCCAGGACTTGAACAACGATTCAGTCTTGCGCTGCCACTCCCTGGCCTGATCTTCATCCCAGCCAAGGATTTGGCGGTTCACCACGGACTTAAGCGCCAAGCCAGTACCGACCGTTTTAGTCGTCACCGTGCTGATCGCGCCGCCACCGATGGGGTTGTTGCGCTCAAGGTCACGGCATCGCTCGCGAAGCGTGGGCAAGTCGGGTAGCAAGTCAGCCGCTGCACTGCCCGCGGCAGGGTTCCAGGCGCTCAACGAACGCTTGGCCTTCGATGCGCCACTGTAACCGCCCAGCGCGGTCATGGTGAGCCGGGCATGCATGCGCTTGGCACCGCGCTCAGGGCTCAACCAGGTGATGGCCTTGTCAAGCAGTGTGGGTTCTGGGGCTTTCGGTGCGCGGCTCATCGCGGCGTGATCCCACGCAGGACAATCCCCCGTGGCCGGCCGCTTTCCAGGCCATCAACTTGCTTCTGCCAGTAGTCGATCGTTTTGGTGATCTCGGCAAGGTCAGCGTACTCCAGCTGGCGGGTGCCGATCCGGTAGCTTTGCTTCTGGCTGACCTTCATGCTCGCATCGAGCCAGGCTTGGAGCTGGCCCTGCGCTTGTTCCAGGGTGATAGCCATGATTAATTCCTGCGTTGGGAGAGCACGCGCATTGCACTGCGGCGCCCAGAAACAACTCTCCCGCCAGCAGGCGGGAGATCGGGGGGTTCAACGTGTGGCGGTGGTTCCGGGGTCGCTCCCTCGGTATCGGTATCGGGATTGGGCTCGACCTCAGCCCTAACCGGGTCGGGCTGATCAAACAAACCACCCTGGCGGATCTGGGCATCGAGCGCCGCCCAGTCCTGCTCCTGCAGCAGATGAGTTTTCAGGGAGCGGGCGGCGTGCAGCGCGTAGGTTTCACAGTCGGGGGGGGGGGT